CTTTAATTCCCGAAATACTTCTAGTTGCATTTTTCAATTTACACTCTATAGACTCACTTGACAAACCCCTTATCTTACAATAGCTTGCAAACGCTAGCACAACCTACCTATCCATTCTACAACCTATAGGAGTACTCCCCATGGCTGACATAGACACCCTTGACCGCCTCTCCCGTTTGGAGCGAACTCTCAACGTCGTGGTCACGCTCATGCATAACGGCTTGAACAAAGAGGCCCAGCAAGCCCTTGATGCTACAGGCTTTTCGGCCGCAATGGCGCCGCAGCAGCAGGGCCTGACCCAGCCCGCCAAAGCGGCCTAGATTTGCCGCAAATCCAATGCTAAAGTGAAGGAGTACGCATGATACTCCTCAACTCCCCCAGTCGGCCTCGCCTGGGGGTTCTTTTCCCTCTCGCGCGAGCCCTCTCCTATCTCTTGGTCTTCTTGGCTGGCGCCGGCTCCGGCCCCAGTGCCTCTGCCGGCGGCGGTTCCGGCGCTGCCATCACATCGCTCATGATCGTATCGCCTCCAGTGGGTGACCACCCTTCCGGCATCATCTGCCATATCTCGTTGTGATCGCTCATCCCGATGCGCATGCGGTAGCGGTTGCCTATCATCTCGACGAGTGCCATTTTGTTCTCTCCTCTTCGTAATTCTGGGGTTCCATTTCGAAATTAAAGTTACAAGGTTGTTACATGAAGACCACCACCTCTGTCCGTTCCTCTGCCATCTCCAGCTGCACCTATGACGATGAGACTTCCGATCTCATCGTGACCTTCACCAACGGCAGATCATATACTCATCCTGACGTGCCTGAAGAAATCTATCAGCAATTAGTCATGTCCTCATCACCGGGTTCATTCTACAACTCGGCCATCAAGGGCGTTTTCTTATGAAATTTGAACTATCGACATTTAAGTCTCCGCTGCTAATTGCTGCGGTGGTAATTGCTGTTTTGCTTCTGGCTTTGTTGATCGCCTATGGTGACAGCTGCACCCCTTCCGCTTCTCGCTTCAACAATCTAAGCTGGGGCTCCTCTTGGCATGGAGCGACCCGATGGGACTGTCTCAAGTTGGGGTTTTTGAGGTAGTCAACACATCGGACCGGTTTGCCGCCGATACCGAAGGGTATAAGCGGTAATGCCGTTCACCTCGTTCCCGATCCCCACGGTTCCTCTTACCAACGTTCTCTATGCGCCGCCGAATGTAGTTTCATCGGGCGGCATCTTTTCATTGCCTGCGAACAATTACGGCGACGTCGTGGTGCAGACGACTGCCGCGGTGAACATCCAGCTGCCGGACAGTCGTCTGCGCTCGGGGTTTCCGGTGCGGGTGGCGGATATATTCGGCGGACCCAACGTGACCATCACCACGCTTGCCGGGCAGCCGTTCCTAGGGATGACCAACATCCCGCTGACAACTCCTTATGGGTCGTTTACGCTTTGGCCATTGACGGCCACGGGAGGCTGGTACGGTGGTTAGATTTTTGCTGGTGCTCACCTGCCTGCTTGGCTTTTTAACGAGCCCTGGGCCGGCGCTGGCCCAATGCACTGGCAGTTTCCCTGCTAATACGGTTTGCGGCACCACCACTGGCGGCATTCCGCATCCGATACCGCCGCCGTCATCTGGCGTATCTTCGCTTAATTCGATCACGGGTGCGGCCAACATCACGGCGGGATCCAACGTCACTGTCACGCCTGCCGGTCAGAACATCCAGATCAGCTCGACCGGCGGCGGCGGTGCGCTTAATATCACCCGCGCGCAAATCCCGACTAGCAATTTATCTGGAGTTTCGTCGCTTGTGCTCGTTGGCTATTCGAGCCCAAATGATCCAGGCAGTGGAGCACCGATGACATGCGTGGGGCAGACCATAAACAGCCCTGGTGCCATCATCGACAGTGCTGGAAATTGGTGTGCCTTCGATGTCAAGCGCATCAACAACACGGAAGGATTCCGATTCGGCTGGTTTGGCGCCAAAGGCGATGGGGCCGCCGATGACGGCCCTGCCATGCAGCAGACTTTTGACACGACCCTTAAAACCGGCGTCAATCAAGTCTATTGTGCGAATGCCATAGATGGCGGCTACTCATACACTCAGCCATTGTTTTATGACCCTCCCGGGAGCCTGCGGGGCCAACCAAATTATAGCGCGCCGGGCATTCAAGGCTTCTATAGTCCCGGCTATGTTGTTACGTCTCCACAAGTTGCGACGACTCTCACTGCTGCCGGTAGCGGCAGTACAGCTACACTGACCTTTGCGGCTCAGCCGGTAGCTCCTGCGGTTGGATCGACGATTCAGGTCTCAGGGGTTACGCCTATAGGCTACAATGGCAATTTCACGGTTATTTCTTCGTCTACCACCTCAGTGACCTATGCCAACATTACGACGGGTGCGCAGAGCGTAGCGGGCACTGTCACGGCGGTTATTCCATACGTTAACAATACTACGGATTTAGCTCACGGTATTCCGGGAAATCCGCCAGCCTCGCCGGACTACAGCGGCGTCGGTATGGATTTCGCCTATAAAATTATTAATTCAACATCAGCTGTTACTTACAATCCCACTTATACTAATGCCAGGATCAATGCTCTGGCCGCAGCCTCGTTCAAGGGTAGCGGCGCAATTAGCACCCCAGTTGTTATTGCCAAGACTACATACCAACTGCCGGGAACTCCCACCAATGTAACCACTACCTTTCTGACTGGTGCCCTAGTTACGGTTGCGGTCGTAGACGTAAGCGGAAACGGCATTACCAGTGTGACCGATAGCCGTGGCAATACCTACACGCAGGCGGCGTTTGTGGACAATCCTACGGTCGGCGGTATTTATATATTCTATACTATCCTGGCCGCGCCCGGTATAACTGCCAATTTCGACACCATCACGGTCAACGGCCCGAGTGGCTTCTTCATGATTGCGACCGGCACGACCGGTATAACTGGTACCCCGCTCGACAAGACTAATACTACCGACAATACGTCAAGTCCGACCAATTCGCCAAGCGTTTTATTACCGTCTAGTGGTAGTTTCACTCAGGCAAACGAGATTGTTTTTGCCGCCTTTGAAACTCCCAGTGCTCCAGCTCTTGCGGGCTTTACCGAGAGTGCAGGCTTTACTACGACCACGCCCTATCTGTGGACGCCAGGAGATTGGCAATCTGGCACTACCTACAAAGCGGGCGATGTCGTTGTGCAGTTTGGTTTGTTGTACCGATCGATGCAACAAAACAATATCGGCAACAGCCCAAAAGCCGAACTCAGCCTCAACAACCCATTGTTCAATTGGACGCCGATAAGTGTTGCGGCGATAAGTACTGTTTCTGCGGTACTGCGTGGGCCGCCACAGGTATCCACCAGCGGCCCACGGGTGAGCTGTGTGCTCAAGCCTAGTTATAACAACAGTGTGGGGTTGGCGTTGGCACCAAGTCAAAACGGCATGACCGTGGACAGTGTCAATATATGGGCATCAAACGGTGGCGTTCATTGCGGCCAGCCGGGAACCGGGGCCGGGATCGTCATTCTCAATGGCGCAAATCAAACTTTGATCAAGAATACTTGGGTTCAGAACTTTTATTTCCCGGTCATTGCCGGCGTTAATAGCATTCAGGATTTGAATGTGAATGGCGGTAGTTTGGCTGCCGAGAATAAATTCGACCATTTTCGCGCTGCTAATGGATGTATCGGTCAGGCCACGGTCAACACGCAAGGATTTGTAAATTCGATCATCGAGAGCGATGTTGAGGCCAACACCAATGTGCTCAATACATCATCTCTTGGGACAGTTATCTTGGGTGGCAATTATAGCGAGGAAGGCAATCAAACCGTCGGGAACAGCTATCCGGATCGAAGCTTCCCGATTACAGTCAGCAGTGCTCTGTATGACGCTGGTGGGATTCTAATTAACGGCACAGTAAATGATGGCGCCAGCTTCACCGGGGTAATTAGCGGCAATACGCTAACTGCGTCGGCTGTTACCGGCACGATCAATGTCGGCGATGTGCTCAGCGCCCCATCCGGAAATATTATCAACGGCAACAGTATCACCGGTCAAATTTCCGGTACTCCTGGTGGCGCGGGCACCTACAGTATCGCTTACAGCAATACGCTTGGTTCTCAGCCTATGCTGACGGGCGATAATTTGCTCAATGCGCCCGATGTTGTGCTGTGCGGTCCTGACCCTGTTCTCCCTGTACATTTTTGGAATGGACCTTATTCAGAAGTTCTTAGTGGGGCGGATTTCTTTGGCTCAATCAGCGGTACGGCCCTGACAGTATCATCGGTGGCTAGCGGTGCGCTTGCCATAGGACAGGAAATTACTAGTCCTAATGTGAGCGCCTACACAACTATTACTGCCGGTGGCGGTAGCAATTGGACCCTCAGCAATAGTCAGGGGACTATTCCGGCTGGGACAGAATTTACAAGCGGCAATCATTATGCCACCGGCAACAACACCTGTAATCAGGCCGTCTACAATACTTGGATTTTTGATCCAAAAGACGCATCCAGCAATTTTCTATATGGTTTGATACCCGCTGTTCTTGTCAGCTACAACCGAAATACCCACGCAGCAAAATGGAGAGTGATTGACGAGTGGTATCAGGGTTGGGGCGGCAATTGGGGCGGAGCAGCCGCAACAGCTCTAACCACTGCACTTGCTGCTCAGACCAGAGTTGCGGCTGTGGAGAAAGCACGGGTGTTTGTTGGCACGGGCATTACCGTTGATAGAGTGCACATCGAAAACGTAATGCCATACCAGCTAGTGGATAATCACTATGGTTTTGGTGCTCCGGCAGCAACGACAATCAGGAACATGTATATCGGTGCCAACCCGGCGCGATTTGGTAACGGCGCTACTGGTCAGAGTTACGCCGCGCAAGCATTTTCGTTTATCAATGTAAGCGCGAACGGCGGCAATATTCTGCTTGAAAATCTTTGTTGTAACATCACTGCCTCTGGCAACTCCGATGATAACCTGATGATCGACTTTGGTGCTCCGCAAGTAGCCCAGGACCAGGGTCAACTGAAGGTCATGGGGGGCAGCTTCGGGCGGTTCAATTTCCGCTATCCTGCTAATGGCTCTGGCCGCTGGAATATGACCGGCCAGTATGGCGGGTACGGCTCGGCGTTTCTTGGCGCAGGCAGTTATGAGACTACTCCCTTCATCGGTATTAATAGCGTTGCATCTAATCCATCCGGCATTTCTCCAGGCAACGGAGCGGAGCTTCAACGCACTCAGGGCACCTTTAATTCGGGACCATATTCTGGGGTGCGGCCTGCGCCGTGGACTACGCCCTGCATCTCCGGGTATGACCTGGGAACCTTGTTGGGCACGTTGCCGACAATTGGTGTCGGCCCGAATTGGGTAGTGCCATATCCGGTACTGTGGTCGGGGCAACAATATAAGGTGTGCGATTGGAATCTAACGCCTCTAGGCGCTTTCAATGCCGGTGTTACTTATGCGCAGGGCCAATTGGCCACATCGGGCGGCACGACCTATCTGTCAATACAGAACGGCAATATCGGCCATACGCCACCCAACGCGACATTCTGGTGGCCATTCCACTACGGAATTGTCTCAAATCATGGACCTGGTTTTTCATTGGGACAGAATATTACCACAACACAGATGGGCGCTGGCTTTACCTGGTCTACCACCAACAACTCGCCATTCATTCCCATATTCAGCTCCGGTGGGCCTGTGCAGAATGTCGGATTGTTCTGGCCTGGTTTGGTCATCAATCTTGCTGGGACACAAGCCGGATGCACAAACTCTGAGACCTTCATAGTCCGCGAAGTGCATTACCAGCTAGGCTATCTTGCCATATTCCGGGCAGATAGCGACAGTGCAGGAGCTATCCTGCCATCATTCAGTCCCGGCAGTCCGTTTGTTTGCTCCAACAACACGATCGGCCAATCCGCCTATTCGTTTACAAACCTGAACTGATGGCCACGCAGCTCACCGGTTTGGTTGATGGCAGCAACAATGCGATCGTTGATGCCAGCGGCAACTGGATTGTGATCAGTACTTTCGTGCCCGACGTTATCCTGTCTGGTCGAATGGGCGCGGTTAATTTGTCGAATCAATTCGCGGCCGACGTCGAACCGTTTATAGATCATGACATCAAATGGCGGCGCCGATAGAAAACCGCGACGATCTCATCCGCTATCTGGGCAAGAACCGGATCGCGGCACACCAGATATTGTTCAAGCATCGTCATCCCGATCTCACACCTGACTTTCACGCGCGCATCACCACGCTCTGGCACTCGCATCTGCCACGCGGTTTGGTGATGGCATTCCGTGAGGCTGGCAAGAGTACGATCGCCGAGGAAGCGATCATCCTGATGGCGCTTCTGCACGAATTCAAGAACGGTGTGATCATCGGTGAGAACGAGGCGCGCGCTGCCGATCGGTTGAATTCGATCAAGCACGAGCTTCTCATGAACGAGCAGATTCGTGCGCTGTTTGGCGAGCAGATGGGCGAGGTCTGGGGCTACGCCAAAATCATCTTGCGCAATGGCGTCATCATCCAGGCGATCGGCCGCCGCCAGGAGGTGCGCGGCATGAAACATCTCGATACCCGGCCTGATCTCTTGTTTGGCGACGACCTCGAGTCCAAGGAGCATGTGCGTGATGCTGCGGCGCGGCACGATACCTTGCAATGGTTATTTGCGGAAGTAATGCCGGCACTCGACAAGAACGCGCGGGTGCGTATTCAGGCAACGCCATTGGATCGTGAAGCTTTGCCAATGACCATCGCCGGGATGCCGGGTTGGAAGATCCTCAAATTTCCGATCCGTTATCGGGATGCGGCCGGCGAATGGGCGCCGTCATGGCCTGGCCGCTATCCGCTCGACTGGGTCGATCGGCGCGAGCAGGAAATGTATCGTCTGGGGCTGCATCACGATTTCATGCGGGAATATATGTGCGAGGCTGAAGACCCATCGAAAAAGATATTCACTGCCGGGATGTTCAACGTGGTGCCGCGTATACACGTATGGCAGCCGACGTTCGCGTTCTATGATCCGGCACGCACCGCCAAGGAAACCTCTAGCTCAACTGGATGGGCAGTGTGGAGCTGGATCGGGCCGAAATTGATTGTCTGGGACGGCGGCGGCGGGGTTTGGAAGCCAGATGAAATCATCAATCATATTTTTCAAATAAATAATACGTTCAATCCCGTGCAGATCGGTGTCGAACGCGACGGCTT